TGAGGCCATCAAAATCAAGAAGACGAGGTGCAGAACCAAGAGACTTGAACTGCCATGTATCCAACTGAAGCATGTAACAAACTCCAACCGGGCAGTTATGGTCAGCAACGATGTCAATCATGCCAGCAGGTGATGCAAGCTGAAGAGTTGCAAAACCAAACTTAGCTGAAGAATCATCAGCGTCAAAACGACGACGATAAGTCGGGTTAGCTCCAGTTTTAAGAGCAGTACCTTCCATATCCATTGCAAGTTCCTGCCAGTCAGCAGGGTTCATGAATACTTTATCAGGTCGGCCACCTTCACGAGAAACCGTTACCGCAGCATTGATAAGAGCTGATACGTGTGATGAGTCAGTAAAATCGCAGCTTTGACCTGCAAGGCGAGTTTTATCAACATAACGATCTACACCAAAGTGTGAATCACCAGAAGAAGCAACCGTGCTTGGAAGCCAAGAATCAATACCAGCCATCTTAATGTTTGAACCACCGTTAGCAGCATCACCTTCAACATAAAGGAAATCATCATTTCCAAGTGAAGCCATTGCTGTTCCTGGTGCAACAGATGTGGTGAAGGTGTTTGCTTTGCGGTCAACACTAGCAACAGTGATAACACCGTCATAAAGCGCAGAACCGTCAGTAGCGCTACCCTTCAAGCGCATGCCTACTTCAATCTGAAGAGTTCCGCCTGATGTAAGAGTAACGGTTGAACCTGAAACACCACTGCTTGCAGCAAGCTGGCAAATTGCACCAGTGCCGCTACGGTAGATGTCTCGGCCCATTGCACGAGAAAGTGCATGAAGAGCTGAGTCAGTCTTAGACTTAGCAACATCAAGCAAAGACCCTTCGCTGCCGTCAGCAGCAAGCAAAGTTTCATTGTCTACGCTTACGACTGCATAGTCTTTAACTCGTGTAACCACGAAGTCTTTAAGCAATGTACCTGTGCGGTTTGCCTGAGCAGTTGCAAAGGTAGCACTACGACCGTGAGTCATTCCGTACTCAACAGCATAGGTTGCGTTTCGTCCTGGGAAGCTTGTGTTCTTCGGAATCATCGCAAGAAGAGGGTTGTTTTTGTAAACAAGATTTTCGACCTTCTTGATCGGGTACATGTGCTTCATGGCCGATAAGAAGTTAGTTGAATTAAAGGAAGCCATTGCTCCCCTCCTTCCTTAAGTTACGTGAAGAGTTTGCCCTTAAACATCTCTCTGACTTCCTCGTAAGACATTTCCTCGGGATCTGTCCTAGTAGGTTGTTGTTGAAATCTAGAGGATAGTGTTGCGCCTGGGCTCTTTGTTGTTTTCATTGCTTCTGGATTATATCTTTGGAGTTTTTCCATGATCTTAGGATCTTTATAAAAACTCTCTTCACGCTCCCGGAGTCCGGATTCAATTTTTTCAAATGCTTCTTCGATACTAATTTCTTCGCCAGTGTTTCGATAATGAGTAAGCATCCCATTAACAATATCTTTGGCAGTGCAGGTTTCCTTGATAATTGGGTAACCTTCAGACTTAACAGCATACTGCTCAACTTGCTGACATAACCCTGAAAAGGCTGCCTGCTGCTGAGATCTTACTTGCTGCTCTTGCTGCATTTTTTCTTTTTGAGCCATTCGAGCTTTAAGCTGATGAACTTCTCTCATCGCCTCGCTCTCGCCGCCCTCACCCTGGATCAAACGCTGAGTCCAGTTTTTATAATACTCGTTAGGGTCAATCCCCTGAGAACGAAAAAACTCTTCAGGGTTATTTGCAAGCATCTCCTTCACAGAGTTCATAGATGCAAGCTCTTGTTCCTTTTGCTTCAGAGCTTCTTCTCGCTGCTTTAAAGCAATGGCCTGTTCACGTTGAGCCTTATCTCTTCTGATATTTTCAAGAAACTGCTTACTTTTTGGCTGCTCTTGTGGCGCCGGTAGCTGCTCTACGACAACGTTTTCTTCAACAGGTGAAGGCTCATCTGAAAACAAGTTAAAGCTTTCAGGCATCTCAGGCTCAACGGATTCTTGTACCGCTGGTTGAGGTTCTACTGGTGCTGATTCTGCTGCTGCTTCTTCCATTGTCTATGCTCCTAAACGGGTAATCCTGGGACTGGCGGACCAGCCATTGCTGCTAAATCTGGACCCCCTGGGCCTACTCCTGGAGGAGCTGCGGGTGGTAAACCCGGTGGCATCATTGGGGGAGGTGCTGGTGGTCCTGGTGGCATACCCATAGGCATCCCCATTGGCATTCCCATAGGACCTGGTGCTGGTGCTTGCGCTCCTGGTTGCTGAACTGCTGGCGGCTTATTGCCTTGCTGGATTAATGAGTTTGCTTGGCTCATCCATCTTCGCAGTAGCTCGAGCTTGTTATCAGGAACATCTTCAATAATAGCCAAGTTGTAGGCTTGCTGAAATCTTGCAATAGCAAATTCCAGATTCATATACGGCTCTGGAGAAATGTATTTATCGTTTTCAATAATTGATTCGATAATCATATCGATTACATCCATATAGGATGTCTTCATTTTATTTGCTTGTTCAAGATCTGGGAAATCGAGTAGTTGGTGGGCCTCTTCAGTGGTAAAGAAACCATTCATGTGCATCTCGGCAACAGATGAAAGTTTTGCTGCCGGTGTCTGAGGCAGTGATCCTACAGGACTTATCTGGATAACATACTCATCATCTTCAAGACCGATGTCTGACCAGTTAATTTTTTCAAGCCCTGTCTTACCGTCAAAGCTAATAACCTTATAGGGTGAATCCTCTTTATGAGAATCTCTAATTAGCTTGATAATTTGCTCACTAAGATCAAGAAACATTTGCTCATAGGCTTGACCAACGACCATAAATCGCTCTGATTCAATATCGGAAAACTCACGAAGAGCCCGACCAGATTCAAGTCCTACTGGCTTTTTAGATTGTGCAGCGAGTTGAGAAATGCCTGTCATTTCATAGGCCCGATCAACGAGTCTATCTAGGTGAGCAAACATTTCTCCGGATACAGATCGTGGCACAAAGAACTGGGGAGGGGTTCCTCGGTACTTAATTGCGCCCCAAATCTTATTATTCAGATGAGACTGAACAATCTTGGATGTATCCTCAATGAACACCTTGGGGGTAGCAAGGTGCATTTGTTCCTGGATCCTGGCTAGGAGTTTATTGATTTCTACCTGGATGCCTTTGACTTCTTTGCCAAGGCCATTACCCCAAAAGCTAGATGGGTTATCGGACCACTTAATAAAAGCAAACGGGAAGTAATCCTTATCCCATTCTTCATCTAGCAGAGTTACAGTATTTGTGCAGATTACATGACGCCCGTCAGTTGCTTCAGGACCACTCGGCAAATGCCAAGCCTCATGGCATTCAACCATGTCTGTATTTCGGTCTTGTTCTTCGCTGGCTATGTCTGATCGAGATTCTGACTTTGCCATAATCTCATTCTTTTTGTCTGGAAACATTTCAGCAAGGACGTACTTGGATACTTTTTTGGTCTGAAACAGCTGACGGGGTGAGTTCCCATTTTCAACTTCAATGGGATCAAGAGTGAGTTCGTAAGTGGGTACACGTTCAGCTCTTATTTTGCCATGCTCATTGAAGAGCTTAATAACCCCAGTTCCCATAATGCACGCATCAAGAAATGCTCTTTGGGCAACTTGGTACATTCGCATGGAGTAAAACTGACCTTGCATCAATTTCTTGAATAGCTTTGATTTTCTTTTCTTTGAGAAAGATCCGCCTTCGGTCAGGAAGTTAATAGCTGGTCGATGTTTTGCGATTTTTGCTGTAGCGGCTTGGCAGATAGAATGAACAATATTAAACGTGAGCCTTGGTTGCCTCATGAGGCTATAGTGCGCTGCGCCATGAGAATACCTAGAGTGCGGCGGCCTACCATTAAACAATCCTGAGTAAGTGGCGAGATCCCGGTAGTAGAGATCCTGTTCATCTCTCAGAACAGTAATAAACTTACCGATTGCAGAGTGAGGGTCTTCCTCTGCCTGCCACCAGAAAGCATCTCCATAAATACCGTAACTCATTAACCAGCGCTCCTGTAAAGATAATCTTCTTCAGAGAATCCAAGATCATCAACCTCGGGACCAACAGCCTGATTTTCAGGTGTAGAACCGGTGTTATCATATTGATCGAAACTGAATTGCTGCATTGGCTGAACAACTTCCATAGGAGGTGCAAAGACAATTTCAACTTCAGAATCTTTATAGCTCGCTACTCCAGCATCCTTAAGCATCTTGAGGATACTCTTGAGTTTCTTAGTCGTCGGTGCTGACTCAGGCTTTTTTTCAGTCATTGCTTCCCCTAATTGTATAGGTCGGCTTCACTATATCCCTCGCCCCATACGTCAGGATCATACTTTGATTCGCTGTCCTGTTCAACAAGTCTTTGCTCAATCTCGTCTTCATATCGCTTCCACCACTCCTTAGATCCCTTGATGGGCTCAAATGGGGCTTCTTCATAAAGATAGTGGCGGCTTTCCATCCAGGCATACAGGCAGGCATCAGATAAGTGGTTATCAAAACGCTTATCTTCGGCGGTTTTAGCCTTGTTGAATTGAAGCTTATCCCATTCCTGAAGTAGCTCAAGGCCATGATGAACCTGTATTTTCCCTGACTGAAGGTCTGAATTCATAAGCTTAATCATCCCAACCTTATCTCCAGTTTTCCTTGCAGGCTTAACAGGGATCCCAGAACGCTGCTTAAATTCCTCAAGAAGCATTCGAGATGAGCCACCGCCAGTATCCATGACAATCGAGGTAAAGCTATAATCATTCATGAATCTTTTAATTTTTTCACCTACTTCAGAGGTTAGCATCTTGGTTTGCTTGTATTCGTCGATTACGTATAAGTTTGGGTAATCATTACTGAAGGCAACGACAACGAAAGCAGTGGCATCATGATAACCCAAGTCGATCCCGAGGATGTACTCCCATTCGTTGCTGTCGGGTCTATCCTCAAACAAGTTTTTCTCACCGTAGCGATAGACGATCTCCTGGTCGTCTCTGACCCAGATGCCAAGGTACTCGCGCTTGTAGGAGGGGTCTTCGGGGTTGAGGATTCCGTTTCGGATGTCTTCCTGGATGGCTCGGACAGCATGTTTCATGTAGGGGTTATCTTTGACTGTCCACCTGTGAATTGAAAAGTTATACTCACCCTTTTCAGTAATATCATAGAAAAATCCATGACATAGACTGTTGGGCGTAGAGATCATAACCAAGCTACCATCCCTATCCAGCAGCGCAGGGGTGATAACTTCATTAACCAACTCTCTCAGGTTGATATTAAAGAACGCTGCCTCATCCAGAACAGCGAGACTAAATGCCGCACCGCGTAACTTATCCACATCACTAGCATCGTTGGCACCGGTAAACATAATCTTCGATTGGTTAGGGAACGTTGCTATCAGGTCTGCGTTGTTGAATTTGATGTTTAGGCGGAACATCTGGTTGGCTTCCTTCAGGGAGCTCCATAGGATTCGCTTTGCAGCTTCTCTTGTACGGGCAATGTATACACAGGTTGTCCCTTCGTCCTCCAGGGCTTCCTTGATTAGATACCGACCCGCTGCATAGCTTTTTCCTGATCTTCGGCTGCATATAGCTGCTTTCCTTCTGCTGGGATCTTTAATGAAATCAACCTGTTGCTTGAACAAAGTCTTTCCCAGGTTCAAGGCATTGGATTGCTGAACTCGTTTTTGCGCTCGATTAGCAACCGTTTTACCATCAGAGCGCAGTGCAAGTGCCTCATATATCTCACGATCGGTGAGTGTTATCTCAGGCAGCGCCACGAGTAGCCTCCTCTTCAGGAGCTTTCAGCATATCAAACATGACTGAGGGCAATAGGGTACTTGAGAACTTTACATTCCACCGGGAGCGAACGTTCATATCCTGGAAATGCTTAGTCCAGAAAGTACAGAACACGGTCTTATCTCTATCAGGGTATACGCTATCAAGGAGTTCTCGACCTACACCGTTGTTTCTAAACTTCTTTTTAACAAACATGAAGTGAAGCAAAGGGGTTTTTTCTAGCTTCCCATAGGCCATCCACCCAAGGATATGGTTTTCATCATCATCAGGGCACCATATTTTGACCTGGCCTTTTGCTACCAGCTTATCGATAAGGCACCGCGTCATAGCGGATACCGTCTTGGTGGGGCAGTTAACCGTATGTAGCCAAGAGTGGTAGATAAAGTCTTCGTCTATTTTTTTAAGATCTCTAATCATTTTGATTCCCTGATTGCTTTTTTGGCTACTCGCTTTAAATCTTCCGTCGTCATCGATGCGATAGCATCCGATTTGAGGGCAGTTTCAATTTCAAGTAGCTTTTTCATTCCGTTGTAACAGCTATCGAGCTTACTCATATCCTTGTTGTCCAGTTCAGCGCCACTGTCGATCTTAACCTTGAGGGATGTGATCTGAGATTCAGTGATATAGAACAAGTCATTCCAGAGCTTGTGCTTGTCTTGGGTTTGAAGGATTTTAACCTTTCGGCCTTGGACAGAGTAAGATCCTGATGCGCGGGTTTTCTTTTTGGTTGCTTCCATGATGAAATCATAAACCAGGGCTTGTCTGGGGCGCAACTCTCTTATAGCATTGTGGGGTGAGTTACGGAGTAGACGGCAGAGGTTAATCCTCCCTAAAGCCGGACGCGGACTCAT